ATAATATTAATCATTATCATATACACACATACTAAGTTTGAGAGTACTATAAAAGTACGAATCATAGAAATTCTATTCTCATTTTGTGCATCATACCCATCTTCCTCGTCAAACGATCCGAGAGCGTGCTTCCATATCGTCCAAATCTTTTTCATTCCACTGTTCCTCATACCATTCGTTAAAACCATCAAAATCTTCTTTTAGTTCAAATCTTACAGTATCTCCATAGATATCTGTAAAGTTCTTAATATCAAACCTCCACTGAAAGCAGTGCTCTTTACACCAGGAATAAACCTCTGACCGAAGATCAGTATGAGTATGGCTTTCAAAGTAGTTTGCCATGAGCCACTTACGCTTGTGGTCAACTATTTCTTGTGGAGTCATTCACATTCTCCTGCATTTTTTCATATAACTCTCGAGCGTCTTTCTCCGCCCAGTAAGCCTGTTCTCTATCTTGTACAATTAGATACGCTCCTGATAAGCAGACAGCAAATCCGATAAGTATAAATACTCCAAATAGTGTTTCTAACATTATACATTCTCCCATAGTAAATCTGTGAGAATATCCTCGTAGGCATATGCTTCAACTTCCCACGGGGTCTCAGCGTACTCAAGCCCCTCACAGTTAATTGTTTCTTGATTATGTTTCCACACATGGTCAATCATATTGATTTGCCCTTTATAGAATTGCTTGGCGTGTACCAGTTCGTGTGCAATGTTGCTAGCAATCTCGTGTGGTTCGTATGGCACCTCTTCTGCATCCTCATACATCCAATGCGTAGCGATGCTGATGGAGGATTCAATGTCGTCACCCATGCAAAAACCAGCGTGACTACCGTCCTTGTCAATGTACTTCTTAAATTCAATGTATAGATCATACTTGGCATCTTCAGGAAAAAGTGCCATGATGCATTCGTCAATGAACGTATCATATTCAGGTAAGTGTTTGCCTTCTGTTTGTACATTTATCATAAATCCTCCAGTTAATATATAATATTATACGCCCTTTCCGGCATTTTGTCAAGACTTATTTTAAGGAAAAAGGGTTCTTTGCCAACTTTTCTTGTCTTTTTCTTTCTCTTGCGACTGCGGCTGCTTTTTTCTTTTGTCTTTTTGTGGTGGGTTTTTCATAGTGTTCTTTTTCTTTGTAGTCGAAAAGTTTGTTGCTATCATTAATCTTTCTTTTAAAAATTCGTAACGCTTGCTCAACATTTCCATTACGTACTTTAACATTCATTCATTATCCTCTTTATCTATATAGATCCAGAATGCTAGTAACGCAAAAACAATTGTCCATTCTACTAATGTCATTATTGAAACCTATATCCTCTCTTACGTAAGTAAGATACTTGATTACGAATAGCCTGTTCAGATCTTTCGGGTAGCATATTACAAACTTCGTCTATGCAAGCATGATAATAATACTTCGCAAGGGTTTTGCGTTCCGTATCTGTCCAAGGCTTTCTCTTATATTTTTTCATGCAAGTATTATATCCGAATGCAAGAACTTTGTCAAGAAATTTTTTTAGGGTAGCCAAAAATTATTCTTGACATTTATCATGTTTTTCAGTATAATTCACACATAAAGAATAGAAAAATATTTGAGGATTGTAAGGATAGTTCTTGACTTATTACCTATATATGCGTATAATAGTCATTCAAAAGTAGAGAAACCAATCCAAAGAAACGGAGAATTTATGTTAGAAGGAGCCATATTTGTATTTTGCTTAATAGGCTGTGGTCTTACTTGCCATGCCCTCGGAAAGCAGGAAGGTATCGAAACTACAATCGAACACCTCGTAGATCATGGAATGTTGGAAGTAGATGAAGAACGAACTTAAACTAACTATAGAACGTGACAAAGATTTGGTACAAATATTCAGAGTCGAAGATGCAAACAACCTGTATCTAGTGACAAAGAATAGATCTGTAGCAGACAAAGTATTTAAACAACTTAAACTCGAATATAAAAAGGAACAAAAAAATGCCAGCTAAATTTAAAGAATCAACAAAAGTATTAGTAAATCGCGAAGCTAAGAAGTACAAAACAGTACATTACTTCATGCACGCAACCAAGACAGAAGAGCTAGTAAGTGCTCTCGAAAGCGGTACTACACCTAAGCGTATGCAAGCTATTCGCAACGAACTTGTGCGCAGAAAGGTCGCAGTATGAAGAAAGTAGTAGTATATAGTAGAGAAAATTGTGTATATTGTAAAAAAGCGGAAGATGCTTGTACACACTTATGTCTAGTAGATGAAGAATTTACTCATGTAGTTCTAAAACTAGATGAAGATTACACAAAACTTGAGTTCAGAACTATCTTTCCTCAAGCCACTACAGTACCTCAGATCATAGTCGACGGAGTACAGATAGGTGGTTGGAAAGAGTTTGAACCCAAGGTAAAGAATATGATAGGCTAACAACCCGCCTAATTTAAAGTGGTTGAATTAACGTCTACCGAGAGGAGACAAAGTGCGTGCCGAAAGGACGCAAAGGAGTAATAAAATGACTACACAACAGTTATCAATGGCAGATATGCCTAAGTTTTTCTTAGGGTTTGACCGAATGCACGAACAGTTCCTTAATAATAATATTGACAACGGCTATCCTCGTTATAATGTAATAAAGACTGGAGAGACAGGCTACTTAGTAGAGCTTGCAGTACCAGGATGGGATAAAAATGATCTAGAGATCAGCCTACATCAAAATACCTTGACTATTAAAGGGATGCGAAAGCAAACGACCAAAGATGAAGAAGTGTACTTGCACAAAGGATTGAGCGGTAAATGTTTTACCAGAACTTTTCAGGTCGGAGAATACATCGAACTAAGAGAAGCATATATGGCAAGAGGCCTACTATGTATCTCGATGGAAGAACGTATTCCTGCTGAAGCCCTACCCAAATACGTAGATATTAAATAGACAAGAGCCAGCATTAGGCTAATTAAGGAGAACTTGAATGCAACGCCTTCGAGACAACGAGACTGTGTGTTACTTTTGTAACGCAACAGCCGCATTAATGGCATTTCTTATGCCAATGACCGTAATATACTTCGCCAGTATTAATTACATATTATAGGAGTAACAAATGAATAGAGAACAAGTACAAAAACAACTAGAGATTGATGAAGGAGTAGTATACGAAGTATACTTAGATCACTTAGGTTATCCAACTTTTGGAATAGGACACCTCATCTTAGATGATGATCCCGAGAACGGGTTTGCCGTTGGGCATTCTGTCGAACCCGAAAGAGTAACCGAAGCTTTTCAAAACGACTTAGATATTTCTATTGATGAGTGCAAGGTTCTTTATTCTGATTGGGACGACTATCCAGGGGAAGTCCAAGAGATACTCGTCAATATGATGTTTAATCTTGGACGTCCTCGACTTACTGGATTTAGAAACATGAAAAAAGCTCTCGACAAATGCGATTGGTCAACAGCCGCAGTTGAAGGGAGAGACTCTAAGTGGTATCGTCAAGTAGGTAACCGAGCCGAAAGATTAATGACTAGGTTAGAGAATGTCTAAGATCCTAATGGGAATTATGGCGGCAATGGCAGTAGGGGGATACCTTTACTACCAAACCGCTGTAGTACCTATGAAGAATAAATTAGAAGAACAAACCGCAGTAATACTTGCACAAGATCTGCGGGATCAAGAGCAGAAGGCTACAATAGCCGCAATCACAGCAAATGCAGAAAAGACAGCAGCAGCAACTGCCCAACTTCAACAACAAAATCAGCAGTATGAAGCTGAAATGGCTGAGTATTTAGATATTTTTCGTAGGCACAACCTTGCAAAGATAGCGAGTGCAAGACCTGGACAAGTAGAAATACGAGCTAACAATAGAACAAAGGAGGCATTCGATGCAATTGAAGAAATTAGTATTCGTATTAGCAATCCTAAGCCTTAGCGGTTGTAGTTTGCTACAACAGCCTCCAAGAGAAGTAGAGATTATAACTAAGCCTGTGCAAATAGATATTGTACAGCCAGTTATGCCTCGACCTTTAAACTTAAAAGAACCTAAGTGGTACGTAGTTTCGGATAGAAAAATACCGAAAGAAGAACGTACCTATATGGATAAGTTTGAAGCAGATATCAAAAAGAAACACGGAGGAGATCTTGTGTTTGTCGCAATGACAGTTGCAGATTATGAGTTAATGGCTTATAATACACAAGAAATCAAAAGATACATCAGCCAATTGGGCGAAGTAATTATATATTACAGAGAGGTTACTACTAATGAAAAAGAAGAATCCAGTAGCGAAGTTTCAGAGACAGTTCAATAAAGCCGTTGTTTTCCTAGACCGTAAACGAGAAGAGAAAAAGAACCCTAAAATGATAAACGCAGAGTATGTGAGTTTAGACGACGATGATAGAAATACATAAATCAGCAAAGAAAGTTTTTTCAGAACTAATACTGCCTGCAAACTCAATAGGCATTCGTATAAAAGTACAGAGTGCAGGATGTAATGGACACTCTTATGTAATGGAGTGGGCATACAAGCAAGAAGAAGGAGACCATGTACTTCTAGATCTTCCTGTAACTGTATACATTGATAGTAAAAGTTCAATATTTTTATTTGGCTCAGAACTACAGTATAAAGTAGAGCAATTTCAAGAAGGTTTTGAATTTGTAAATCCAAACGAAACAAGCAAGTGCGGGTGTGGAGAGAGTTTCTACGTCGCATAGGAGAATAAGATGGCATACTCACACAAAGTTATAGATCATTATGAAAATCCTCGTAACGTAGGAGTACTTGACGCAGACGCAAAGAATGTAGGTACTGGTATGGTTGGAGCACCTGCTTGTGGAGATGTGATGCGCCTACAAATACAAGTAAATGACTCAGACATAATTACAGATGCAAAGTTTAAGACCTACGGGTGTGGATCAGCTATAGCATCTAGTTCACTTTTGACCGAGTGGGTAAAAGACAAACACATAGATGATGCCTATAAAATAAAAAATACTGACTTGGCCACCGAGTTAGCCCTTCCTCCTGTAAAGATTCATTGCTCGGTTCTAGCCGAAGATGCGATTAAGACAGCCATACGCGACCTAAAAGAAAAGCGTGCATAAAATATCTCTTGACAATCACCCCCAACTTTAGTATAATATTCATTCAAATTCAAGGAGCGTAATATGAGTGAAAATACACAACGTCTAAAAAACTCCCCTGTCGAATCATTATCGCCTCATGGCAGGAATGTAGTAGCAGCTCAGTTTGTAGTAGACAACTATGCACATTTAGTAGATGAGACAGATACTTTGAATATGTGGGTGAGGGGTTCACAGCAAGTACTAGAACTAGCAAAGAAAGGTTCTTACTTCGAGACACCTCTTGAAGCTGTAAGAAAAAAAGAAGCAGGAATGCTAAAGTGAATTTATTTTATCTCGATGAAGATCTCGACAAATGTGCCGAGTATCATGTAGACAAACATATTGTAAAAATGCCCTTAGAAGTTGCACAGCTTATGTGTACTGCTATCTGGGTAGACGAGCACCTAGGATTTATACCTCGTGCTCTCAATAAAGAAGAGCGAGATCACTTGAATGCCTTGAAGAAAGACATCAAACATCTTCCTCTCGAAGAAAGACCCCTAACACCTTATCTGCCGATGATGTACAATCACCCTTGTACAATATGGGTACGATCATCGCTAGACAACTTTGAGTGGACACATTGCTATGGTAATGCACTCAATGACGAGTATCACTATCGCTACGGAAAGCAACACAAATCAATCGTAGAAGTAGTAAACAAACTACCTGAGCCACGCAATATGCCAAGACTTGGATTTACCGAGTTTGGGCTTGCAATGCCTGATGAACTCAAAGACTATGACAAACCTATACAGTCCTACAGAGACTACTATCACTTAGACAAAGCAACCTTTGCGAGTTGGTCACATCGAGAAAGACCAGACTGGTGGAACGATGACTATGCAGACTATGAGAAAAGGATAACAGCAAAATGACAATAAAAATGATAGCAACATCACACGATAACTTAATCGAAGAAGTAGCAATGATGGCAAGGGTTTCTAACCCAAGTAATCAACATAATACAGAAACCTCTGAGAAGTTAGTAAAGTATCTAATCAAACACAAACACTGGAGCCCGTTTGAAATGGTTTCTCTTACTTTAGAGATTAATACTACTCGTGACATTGCTCACCAGATAGTAAGACACCGTAGCTTTGCATTTCAAGAGTTCTCTCAGCGGTACGCCGACCCTGCGGCAATGGGCTATCCTTTTGAAATACGAGAAACTCGTCTGCAAGATGAAAAGAATCGTCAGAACAGTGTAGAAACGGACGATATTTTATTGAATCAGCATTGGATTCAGCAACAGAAAAGAGTTACTGATATAGCAAACTACGCATACAAATGGGCAATTGAAAATGGTATTGCAAAAGAGCAAGCAAGAACAGTACTTCCCGAAGGTCTTACGAAAACTAGACTTTACATGGCAGGTACATTAAGATCATGGATTCATTACATTGATGTACGAAGTACTCCAGGTACACAAAAAGAGCATATGGATATTGCTCGAGAGTGTGCATATGTAATCAATCCAATATTTCCGATGATAAAGGATTTCGTACATGAGCAAAGCATTAGATAAACAAGAAGGTGGATCCCACTATGATCTGCCCATACAACCGCTCGAGTATATTCATGCCAATAGGCTAGGGTATATAGAAGGCAACATTATTAAATACGCAACTCGGCATCGTAATAAGAACGGTGCAGAGGATATTAAAAAAATTATTCACTACTGTGAATTACTACTGGAGTTAGAGTATGCGAAAGACAGTGAAGAAGAAGGATTACGAGAACTTATCGAATCAAAACATAGAGAAAGTAATATCCCTTCTAAACCCCAGTTCTTCAGCCCCACCTTCAACAAAAGCAATAACTAAGAAGGAAGCCTGTGATATACTGAATATAGCCTACAATACAACAAGGCTACAGAAAATTATTGATGATTACAATGAAAAGAAAGAGTATACGAAAAAGAGAAAAGCAGGATTACGTGGACGACCTGCCTCGAATGACGAGATTGCAGAAGCGTGCACAAGTTTTCTGGGCGGAGATACTATTAGCGACATATCAAAGAGGTTGTTTCGATCACCCTCTTTTGTGCGAAACATTCTCGAAGGAGTTGGAGTGCCTTCAAGACCAAGCAACAAAGAAGAAAGACTAACTCCACATTATTTTCCAGATGAGTGTGTATCCGAAGAGTTCAAATACGGAGAGGTTGCATGGTCATCCACATACCACAGTACGGTCATAGTAAAAGAAAGACTTGATATTGACTGGCTCGTAAGTAAGAAAGGTATGGCAAATGTAGACTACGAAGCAAAGTATGGTTGTCCCTGCTATAGTATTTATATAATACAAAAAATAGACAGTGAAGATACTTATTTTTCGAGCGTACAGGCAGGAGGTTTTTCAGCTTACGTTCCAGCATATGAATTAGGAAAGCTGACACACTTACAAAAGTATGGCGTTAATTTGGAGAGGATATAAAAAATATTTCTTGACAAGATGGTTATATTTTGACATAATATCTTTTCAAAATATGAGAGGAAGCAAATGGGCGACCGAT